TCCCCGTGGTAAGCGCTACGGTTATGATACTATGGTCGGTGCGGACAAGGATATCACCTCGTTCAACAACACTACCCTTTATATCCCCCTCGAGTTCTGGTTCTGTCGCAACGTCGGTCTCGCCCTTCCTTTAATCGCTCTCCAATATCACGAAGTTAAAATCAAGATTGATTTCGAGACGAAGGCTAACTGCCTTATCGATTTAAAGGCTGCTACCGGAACTGTATCGGCGTCTGAGGCATATACTACTTCAACTGTCGGAGATGTCGCTAATATAACCGATATGTCTCTGTGGGTTGATTACATATTCCTCGATACCGACGAACGCCGCCGTTTCGCCCAACTGTCGCACGAGTATTTAATAGAGCAACTTCAATTCACTGGAACTGAAACGCTAAATGGCGGTTCTACCAACCGTGTTAAACTCAACTTCAATCACCCCTGTAAGGAACTTGTCTGGGTCGCTAAGCCTAACAACTATTCTCGTAAGGCTTGTTGGTATAACTACACCGACACTGATATTGTCGATTTAACCTCCGCATTAGTTGCCGAAGTTGTTCCGGCTGCTTCAAAAACTCAATATATCACCGAATATGCTTCTTCGAATTATATGGCTGGTTTCGACTTTATCAGTGGCAACGCCTCAGCGACTACTATTGGAGCGGCTTCGCCTTTCACCGATGCTATACTTCAATTAAATGGCAACGACCGTTTCAGTGTTCGTGAGGGTGCTTACTTCTCGTTCGTCCAACCCTATCAACATCACACCAACATACCGAATAACCCTGGCATCAACGTGTATTCTTTCGCCCTCAAACCCGAAGACCATCAACCCAGCGGAACTCTCAATATGTCCCGTATTGATACCGCTACGCTTATGGTTACCACCAAGGCGATAACTACTTCATTAACTGGAACACCTGCCCTCGCTTACGATGGTATCAACATATACGCAGTGAATTACAACGTTCTCCGCATCCTCTCAGGTATGGGTGGTCTTGCCTATTCCAATTAAATTATGCGCCCATATTATAATGAATATGAATGGAATATAGGAATGGAATGAATGTAATATCGAATATCTATGCGATGAATTAATTGCCTTTTTTTTTTCTCCTCTAATAGTATAAAGAATATAGCGTAAATGGGTGGTGGTCTTCTTCAATTAGTAGCATACGGAGCACAGGATGTTTATTTAACTGGTAATCCTCAAATTACCTTTTTCAAGGTTGTATATCGCCGTCATACGAACTTTGCGATTGAGGCTATCGGACAAACCTTCAACGGAACTCCGGGGTATGGCAATCGTGTTACGTGCCAAATATCTCGCAACGGCGATTTAGTCCATCGTATGTATCTTTCACTGAAAGTTCCTGACGCAAAGTCCCTTTGTGCTTTCTACGGGCTTCGTGTTATCAACTATGTCGAAATTGAAATCGGTGGTCAAAAGATAGACAAGCATTACTCGCATTGGCTGTATGTCTGGAACGAACTTTCGCTGCCAAAGTCAAAGCGTGATGGCTATAATAAGATGGTCGGAAAAGCGGGAGGAACTGGCTTTGAAGGCAAGACCCTTTATATCCCCCTCGAGTTCTGGTTCTGCCGCAACGTCGGTCTCGCTCTTCCTTTAATCGCTCTCCAATATCACGAGGTGAAAATCAACATCCAGTTCGAGACTGCCGAGTTATGCCGTGGTGATACCACCACCCTTACCGCATTCCCTGATGCGACGCTGTGGGTTGATTATGTGTTCCTTGATACCGACGAACGCCGTCGTTTCGCTCAACTGTCGCACGAGTATTTAATAGAGCAACTTCAATTCACTGGTTCAGAGTCTGTTTCATCTGTCAAGTTGAACTCTAAACTTTCCTTCAATCACCCGTGTAAGGAACTTGTGTGGTTCGCAAACAAGAAGGCGACTGCTTCCCAGCAACTCACCAATAACAATTGGTTCAACTACACGACTAACAATGGTGCTATCGCATCACTCCCTTACTATTATAAAAAGAACGAACTGCACAATAAGGCAATCGCTTCTTTAAATCCTGTCGCTACTGCCAAACTGATACTTAATGGCAACGACCGTTTCTCAGTTCGCCCTGGGTCATACTTCAATCTCGTCCAACCCTTCCAGCATCACGAGAATATCCCAGCGAATGCGGGTATCAACGTGTATTCTTTCGCCCTTAAACCCGAGGAGCATCAACCCAGTGGAACTCTCAATATGTCCCGTATCGATACTGCTACGCTCTCTATCGACTTCCAGTCTGGCTTAACTACTGACACCAACCTCAATGTTTATGCGGTCAATTATAACGTTCTCCGCATCCTCTCGGGTATGGGCGGTCTTGCCTATTCCAATTAAATTATGTATTCGTAATGTCATTGTATTTATCATTGTAATATCGAATATCTATATGCGATGAATGAATTAATTGCCTTTTTTTTTTCTCCTCTAATAGTATAAAGAATATAGCGTAAATGGGTGGTGGTCTTCTTCAATTAGTAGCATATGGTGCACAGGATGTTTATTTAACTGGTAATCCTCAAATTACCTTCTTCAAGGTTGTTTATCGTCGCCACACGAACTTTGCGATTGAGGCTATCGAGCAAACTCCTACTGGCAGTAATTCGCTCGGTTCTCGCGTGAGTTTCCAAATCACCCGCAACGGTGATTTAATCCATCGTGTATATTTCTACGGTGTAATTACTGCTCCTTCAAGCACTACCGCCACCGATGCGGTTGCTCTTGTTCCTAACTTCGGGCATAAACTGTTAAAGACGATTGAACTCGAAATTGGCGGACAACGCATCGATAAGCATTACTCCGAATGGCTATACATCTGGAACGAACTTTCCCTCCCTATCGGAAAACGCAATGGCTACAACGTGATGGTCGGTGCGAACGGACGCAATATCGCAACCAAACTCGTCCAAGGCGAGAGTTATGAACTCTATGTTCCTCTCGAGTTCTGGTTCTGTCGCAACGTTGGTCTCGCTCTTCCTTTAATCGCTCTCCAATACCACGAAGTTAAAATCAACATCGAGTATGAGAACGAGACATTAATGAAGGACACTGGTGCGACTAACTTCACTCTCGAAGAAGAATTAAAAACCGCTGGAACTACTACCGCTAACGGCTCTCTTTCTAATAATTTAACTCTTAGATTAGAAAAGGCTACGCTGTGGGTTGATTATATATTCCTTGATACTGATGAGCGCCGTCGTTTCGCCCAACTGTCGCACGAGTATTTAATCGAGCAACTTCAATTTACCGGTGCTGACTCAATCACGTCTTCTGGTGAGTCAATGAAGAGCATCCGTATGAACTTCAATCACCCTTGTAAGGAACTTGTCTGGACTGTCAAGGATACCACTGCGGGTGTGTATTGGAACAACTACTCATCTGCTGGAAACGGGCTACACAACAACGACCATCTTGACTCAACGAACCCTGTCACGAGTGCCAAGATAATGCTTAACGGCAATGACCGCTTCGCTACTCGCAAGGGTGATTATTTCTCACTCGTCCAACCCTATCAGCACCACGAGAATACCCCTGACAAGTTCCATCAAGGTATCAACGTGTATTCTTTCGCCCTTAAACCCGAGGAACATCAACCCAGTGGAACTCTCAATATGTCCCGTATCGATACTGCGGTTCTTTCGCTGTCATCGAGCATCACTGGTGTCATCAGCATATACGCTGTCAATTACAACGTCCTCCGCATCCTCTCGGGTATGGGCGGTCTTGCCTATTCCAACTAAATGTTTGCGACCGACTTCGACTGCTGCGACTGCTGCGACTGCTTCGTATTTTCTTTTTTTACTATGTATTATAATGTATTTATTAGAATGCTAATAAAATGAATTATAAATTATAAAAATAATGGTATCAGAGATATCAGAGATATCGGGGATATCAGAGATATCAGAGATATCAGGTATTCAAAATGTGTTCGTAAAAATAACTCTTCCCTTCCTTTATGATGTCATCAGGGTTATTGATGCCGTATAAATCAAACAACCTTTCTAATGCGTTTGTCAAAGCCCTTTCTAATTTCGTCTGGTCTTTGCTTTCCAAGTTCTTTTTTAATGTTTCTAATTTATTCAAAAATGTAGCATAGGATTTAATCATAAAGGCATCATCTATATTACTGATGTCATTCTTATTAAATAGTTCTTCGTATTTGCCAATATTCCTCTTACATATTTTGATATAATTATTAAATAACGCCATAATGGCACTTTGACTATCCTCGTATAATAAAACAACCTTTAATGCCTTTAAGAACATTACAAGATGCTCTTTTATTCCCTCCGCCTCTGTCAAAACTATATTAATATTGTCTATTATCTTTTCTTTTAATCTATTTATATCACTATAATCAGCCTCATTAACAAGGAATGTTGCGAACTTTTTGATTTCTTCGTTATACTGAGTTTCGTTTCTCACACCAGTTCTCTGTATATTTTCCCATTTTGTAAGAGACAACCCGTATTCATCAGCAGACTTTACAAAGGTATCATATATTTGTATTACGTTAGTTTTATAATTCTTAACAAACGCCCTTGTTTTATTATATGCTGTCCCAACATTTTCATAATGCCCCGTATAATTCGTTTGCATTGCTTCATCAGGTTTCGTTTTATTTATCCCATCGCCAATATTCTTTTCGCCGAGTTTTCCAACGGCGTTTATTAGTGCATCTAAGTTCTCTAATAGTATCTTTCTTTTTACTCCATCCTTGCTATCATATCCAGCATATTCGATGTTTTTTTTGACATCTTCGATTTTATCTTTAATATCTTTGAAATTGTAATAATTTACCAAGTCATTTAAAAAACTTTCTCCAACAAGGCACTTGTCTTCTTCCATAACGCCTTCTAATTTATCAAGCGTAGGTCTCGAATAATTGCGGTTATCTTTAATTTCTTCCAATAATGCCAACGTCTCTTCATACTTGAAGCATTGTATTTTTTCATAATTATCACCCTTGATATATTGTAAAGATATGTAGCGTAAGTTATCCATTCATCTATCTAAAATAATTAGAGATATATATATATTAAAATTTTGTTGCTATTATACTTGTAAATAACCATATAAACATTGTAAATAATGATAATGATTTTGACAATTGTTTTCTCTCTTCATAATTTAATATCTTTAC